ACAACAGCAAGTGTTTCTTCTGGCGTTGTTTCTTCTTTACCAGTAACAGGCGACACAATCACATATTCAGGCGGTTCTAATACAGGGCAATCAATCGGAATCACTTCTGTTGCAGGCGGAACAATAACATTAAGTCCCGGCCAAGCGGGTTCAAGCGTGACAGGTTCAATTACAAGTTCTATCGAAATCGAATAATGCGGCGCTTATTTATAAGCCTTTTTTTATTATCAAGTTCGCCCTGTTTTGCTATTCCCGTAATCCCTAATTTTTCTGCGGGAAGTTCAATATCTCGAACAACCAGTTCTCAGAGTACGAGAGAAATTATTCAGTCTTATTCTTACTCTACTGGCTACCAATACACCACAGGCGGAACTAATGTCGAAGCGGTCACGGCAGGCGGTTCAATCAGCCCTGAAGCGATTGCAGGGGCAACTCAAACAATTAACGGTGTTACCTCTACAACAACAGGAATAAATTTATCTACTAAACCCCAATGGAAACAATCAACGGCAGGGGCGGCCACGCAATTTCATGAATCGTATATTGGGCCGGGGCTAAATTCTTATGTCCATATAGATCGCACAATTGAAGTCCAATCTGTAACTGAATCAACGTCAACATTTACGCAATGATAAAAAAATTTAAGATAGCAGGCGCAATATTATTTTTTTCTGTTCAGTTTCCAAATTATGCCAATACCAATATGACAAATAATCCAGTAAGTAATAGTTCTGGAAGCGTTACGAATTTGGGGGTTATGAATATGCCGACAAGACAATTTCAAAATCAAGTCGGCGGTCAGACTGTAGTTTGTCAATCTGATACATTAGTCATCCAACCTTTTGTCACTTCATCGGCTTCATTTACAAAACCTTATCAGAAGGCGCGACAGATGCAAACGGCGTGACAATAGGCGATGGCGACCCCGACAATCCCGGCCAAATTATAGGCTATAAAACAATTAGAACAGCGCAAAAAGATACATATAATATTTCGCCCGGAATCAGTTTATCTTGGAATATTTCACTTGATCGTAAAGCGGTCAGGTTATGCCGCGAAGCGCAACAAAGACAATCAGATTTGATACAAGCAAGAATAAATGACAATATGTACGCGCTTGAACTCGGACGTTTGAAAACGTGCGGCGATCTTTTATCCAAGGGTTACAATTTTAAAAAATCGTCAAAATATTATAAATTATGCGAAGATGTCGAATTGACAAATCCAAGCAATACTTTAATTAATCATCAACATTCTTTGAAAGAAGTTTCTGTTTCTTCAAGCGAGAAGAAGAATTAAATTTTGTACCTGATTTTTTGCCAATAAGTTTTTTTGCTTGATTTATTATTTGTTTGAATATTGGCTTAAGTAGTCTAGTTAAAAAAGGCGTAGCAGTTGCGGCGGATGTTGCGACAATAGTTACTACTAAGGTCGTGGCTACTACGGAGGACGAGGGAAGGTACTTATCGACAAAATCAGTTTTAGCCCATATCTCGACACATTTTCCATCTATCACTTCAAAACCGACAACCTTTTCTTGCGCTTCTGCATTTCTTACATCGTTTAGCCTGAATTGTTGGTCTTTCGCAGGGCAATCAATTTCTTTTTCTTCGATTACATTATTATCATTATTTTCTTTTGTTTTTGGAATTTCTGGCGTTTTTATATCTGGTATTTCTGGCGCTTCTGTTTTGGTGTTTTGTTTCGGTGTAATTATTTTTGCATCAGGAGAATAATCAGGCGCAAAATAAAATGGTGCCGTGTGATCGCATAAAGCAACATTTCCATCGGGGTCATTATTAAAATGATCTTTCCCACCCGTTAGAGAATCGCGTACAACAGCGCAAGGGGCATCAATGACAGGAACGCCCATATCAATAGAAACAGGCGTATCAAGGACGATAGGCGGTTCAATATGGATAGGTTCTGGAATATGTATGTTCGGAATATTTATTTCTGGTATTTCCAAAATTTAAAATGGAATTACGTTGCCTGTTGATTTTGGAAGTTTGGGAACTTCTGGTAAGGGTATTTTTTCAATAACTTGTTGAATCATTTTTTCTTTAAAATCATCACTTGTTACCATCATGTAACCATAGACCCCTGCGCCCAACATTGACGCGCTAATTATAAAACTTAAAATAGATAATATTTGAGAGATTTTTGCCATGATAAAAAATTCAATTGCAAGAGCAACAGCTTTGATGTCTGTCGTTGTATTGCTTCTTATTGTAGCCCTATCCCCTCTCTACGTCACTATGGGGATAATGACAAGGCAACTACAGGAAAAAATTAAATAATTAATCAGCAGGTTCTGGTTCGTTTCCGTCTACGGCTTTCCATTGAAGGTATTCTTGGTAGTCGGCGTTTTCTTCATTGATTGGAATTGATAAAAACCTACCGTTACCATTATCTTTCATAACAGAAGATAATTCTCCCGAAAAGATAGAGTTGCAAAGTTTATAAAGTTTTGTTTGTGTCCAAGCCATAGTTTTAAAGTTCAGCAGAAAGGGCTAAATATGCAGAAGCATTACCTGTTCTTAAATAACCAGCTTCGCCGGGATTTACCGCAGCATCAGGGTCAAAATAAACATTTGCTTGTGTTACTTCTCCATGCTCGATTATAAATGCACCATCAAGGTTAATACCACCTTGAGACGAATTATAATAACTATAATAATCATTACCGTTCTCTTGATCTAAAGATGGTAAAGATCTCATAGCACCCATAGGGTATTGAATAACAAAATCAGCGTAAGTAGTGTTATAACCAAATGCAGTCGCAACAGCTTTTGCATTGCCATCTACTATTTTTTGGTAATATCTAGCACAAAGCTGTAGCTCCTGACCGAATGACCTTTGTTCGTAATCTGTTGCTACGCCAGAACCAGTTTGATCTACTTCTAATTGAACACCTGTAAGTTCAAAATTATTATCTGTTGAATCTCCTATATTTACGTTAGAACTTGAAACTCTATTTGCGTCTGTTCTTGTAGCCCATCCACTTGTATTTAAAGTTCCACTTGTATAATTTGACCCCGCAATAAGCCAAAAATTCACTCGTAAAGAATCTCCATTGTCGTTATTAAAAACACCTGTTGTATCTGCGGGAAAAGATAGAGTGTAGCGATTCAAGTTAGCATCTGATACTGTGAATGTTTTACAACAATGTCTATTGTTATCAACGTCTCTTAATTCAACTGTATAAACTCCAGATTTATTTGTTTTTACATAAAAAGATAAAGTGAATTTTTTTGCACTTGATGTTCCTTTTAAAAAATCTTGTAAATTTTGACCCTCAATTCTTTGTTGTATTCCTAAAGTATCATTTGCCGCAAGACTTGTATCTGCGGTTGTACAATCAAACTTAAATGAATTTGGAAGACCAACTGTATTAGATGTGTCTGAGGCTTGAGATATTGTAAAACGAGCAGATGTATCCGAAGAAAATATACGCCACCTATCACAAAGAAAATAGCCATCGCCACCTCCAGTTCCAGTTCTTGATGTTTGTCTTTGCGAAACAGCCATAGATCCGTTTATGATCTTGTTTCTATTACTTAGGTTATTAGTAATATTGGCAGTACACGTTCCATCAGATGCAAGAGCAATAGCGTTTGTGCTACTTCCTGTGTGCTGTATATTTTGAACCTTAATCGTTGACATAATTAACTAGCTTTTGGGTTAGCGTCTTTAACCGCTTTGTTATGTGCAGCAAAACTGCCTGTTGCATCTAGTTTACCAGCAATAATATCATCGTAAATCATTGCCATTTGCTCTCGCCAAGAACCATATGTTGTAGAACCATTTGTTGTTCTATCTGTTTGATAATTTAATTTATTTAATTCAACTCTTGCAGCATCTATTTTACTTTGCTCAAGAGTTATAGATTTACCATCTTTATCAAATACACCCTTACTATCGTCAATAATTGATGCATTTGGATATGCTTTTAATATTGCTAAATGATCTAAACTCATTATGCAGCTACCTCCTTTAAAGTTAGAGAACTTGTTGGTCTCATTATTTTGTCATCATTGCCTGCATTCATTTGATTTATAAAAATATCAACTGCTCCACTACTTCCATGCGAAACTTTTACACCATAAGTAGTTGCATTTGTTGTATTTGGAGAATCTAAAAACTCTGCAAAAATATTAAACATTTCATTACTAGAACTTTGAGTTGCAGCAACAGTCACAGGCCGTCTAACCCCTGACGCATCCCCAAGACATATATCAGTACCACCTCTATTAAATTTGAAACCAGCATCAGTAGTACCAAGTTGCATACAAATTACACAAGAAACTAATACTTTATTACTTGAACTTGATGGCGTTATAGTTGCTGTCATCACATCAGCGGTAAAGGCTGTATGAGCAACACTCGCGTAAGTAGTGGCGTCAGTTTTAACAGTTTGTACAACTTGGAGAATTTTACCGCCAGTATCTGCACCAAATTCAAGTTCAGCATTTGTTGAGCTATGGTTTGCACTTGCTACTTTTAAAACCTGACCAGCGGAACCAGTTGTAGATGGTAATTTTAAAGTAATATCAGAGCTAGGATTAGCCGCTGGACTATTTAAAATAGTGCCATTTCCAGAGGTGTGTTTTAATTTTATTGCTCCCATAATTAACTAGGTTTTGGATACTTGTCTTTAATTGTTTTAATAGTAGCTTTCCAAGCATCTATGCCTTCATGATATATCTGATCGAATTGCATTTCAAATTTTGGATATTCTGCCCTTCTCTTAGATTTATAACTGTCATGTTCCAAATCCCATGCAGCTTGCATCGCAGCTAGTCCATCTGTACATTCTTTTTCTGTGGGTTTATAACCTCCATCATGAACAACTAAAGTTGCATAGACTTGATTTTTTGGGTCACTAAAGCCATACCAACCTCCCTCGCGTACTGTGACTAAATAATCCATTATGTGATCTGGTCTGCCTGATGGTGCGGTCATTTTATACTTCCCTTAATTTTGTAAAACAAACATGAGTATATGTATAACTACCAGAACCTCTCAAAGTTCGAGCAGCATTTTGATAACCAACGGCAAAGCTAACTTTTACCTGACTTGTATCATGTACTTTTATAATGTAAGTTATTTTTGATTCGCCTTTTGTTTCATTACCACTATCATGTAAAGAAACACTAACTTCTTGAATAAAAATTTGAGTACTATTATTAGTTGTTGCATATAAATAAAGATTACAACCTCTTTCTTGTGAGCCAGTATTTGAAAATTTACCTGTCCAATCAATATGCCAATAGCCAGTTGAAGGAAAAGTCCAAATACCTGATGATGGAGAAGCAAAAGTAACTGTTCCTGTTCCACCAGTACCTGTCCATCTTGACCAATTATTAACTATGGGGTTTGTATTGCCTGATAAGTCGGCAGTAAGATACCATCTGTCAAAATCTGTAATACCTGCTGAAAGACCTGTTAAATTAGCACCAGAAATCGCTGGCAAAGCCCCTGTTAATTTTGAAGCTGCTAAGTCATTTATATCAGCATTTACAATAGAGCCATCAACAATATTTGCTGAGTTTATCTGTAAACCAGTTATTGTATCGTTTGAACCGTTTAGTACTAAAGCCATTATGGAATCGTTACAACTGAAGGACTATTTATTGTTAGTGTAGCACCGCTAGCAATAGTGAGAGGGCCGGCGACCAAAGCGTTATGATTTGATGAAATTGTATAACTTGTATTCATTTCATTTTCAGATTCAAAGAAAATTTGCTCGCCACCTCCACCAGTTCCACCACCACCACCAGCATCTGCATATTCAAGCTGACCAACCGCCGTTGCACCAGAACCAGAAATACTTTTTACCTTTAAGACCTTATCAGCGGCAATTTGATTGTCGGGCAGAATTAAAGTGTAGGATTGACCAGCACTATGAGCAGGGGATTTAATTTTTACACCATGACTGTTTTGGTTGCAGTTAAGCTGTAAAGTACCATCATTTGTATTTCCTTTAATTTCAAATAATCCTGTGCCGTTTGGTGTAACTTTTATATTTCCGTTTGTGGTAGATGTATTTATTTCTCTTGCTTGGACATCAAGATTGCCCCCTAACTGTGGCGATGTGTCATCAACTACGTTTGATATACCGCTTACACCACTTAATGAAACCCAAGCACCATTATTGTAGCCCTCGTACTGGTTAACTTGACTATTATGGCGTATCATACCCACCGCTGGGCTGCCGTCTCTCTGAGCCGTTGTACCAGAAGGCACAGTTATAGATGAGGTGGTATTAAAGGTTGCTCTTGCTGTAAATGTATTTTCTGATGATAAAGACGCATGACCAAAGTTTGCAAGGCTTACATCGCCTAAACTGACAAAGGCATTATTAGCGGCATTTCTAATTTTTAAAGTATTACCATCAATATGAGGAACATAAGCTGCAACACCGATTGAAGGGTCGCCAGAACCTTGATTTAAAGTGCTAAGTGCAGCGATTATTTGATTTAATTTTGTTCTAACAACAAGTCCAGTTCCGTTATCAACAACAAAGCCTGAACCGCCCGTATTATCGACTCTTGCCATTTAATTAAAAGCAATTTTTTCTATAATAGCTGTTTTATCCACCTTTACCAAACCCTACGGCAGTAAAATTAAAATTTCTATTTATTGAAGCGCCTGAACTGTTTTTAAATTGCACTTTAAAAGATGAAGCTGTGATGTCAGACAACGTGAAAAAATCCCCTGCCTGTAAATCACTTGCCGTAATTCCTATTGATGGTAATTGTGTGTTTGCACCTAATAAAGAACTTGTGCCGACAAAAAATGGCGAACTGAAATTAACAGTAGTCAAGCCGCTTGATGTTTGTGTGCCTGATTCTGTTCTTCTTTGTAAACTTGCTGTATAACCTAATTCTGTTATTCTGATCGTTTGGGCTGGGTCGCCAGACGTCAAAGTAGTTCTAAATTTAAATCCTCTACCTTTATATGTCCCATTTGCAAAAGTTTGAAAACCAGCGTAAGTTGCAGAACCAGAACTTGGGTCATCTTGAGTTACATTTATTTCAGTAATAGCATTAACATCAACACTACCAGTACCGTCAAAATCCTGTAAATCATCAATCAAACCTCTGTTATCAATCAAATCATTTGGATAAATAGCTTCAGACTTTAAATGTTTTTTAAGGTCTAGAGCAAATACACCTCCTAAATCTAAAAAAGTACCGCCCGCACTACCGCCAAATTCATAAGTACCTGATGATGCAACACCACCAATGAAATCAATGCTAGTTTCTGAGTCAAAGCTGCTAATGGTATCAAAAAGGCCAACCCCAGTAAGTGTTAAAGAATTTGAAACATTATCGAAAGCTGTGGTTGTTTTTGTTCCTTGAAATTTTGGATTGTCTTGATCTTCTCTTCTAGTTTGTGTAATTAAAGATGGTATTGGGTCAGGGGGGTCAATAATTACTGATGTCTCGCCAGTACTAAAACGACCCCCATCATCTTGCGCCCTAAGAATTACCTCTCCAGCTAAAATTGGAATTTCCGCAGAACTTGTATTACCAGCAACAGCGGTTACAAGGTCAGTTGCATTTGAAAAAGTGCCATTTCCTGTAGTGTCAGGGGTATGCCTAATGAAAATTTTGCCCCCTGCGACTACGTCCGCTTCAGTTGGCGGTGTCCATCTAAGCCTTGCAAGTTTATCTGTTAATGGTTCATAAGTTAATCCAGTTATATTTGCTGGGGGTGCTGTTTTACCTACAGCATCGAATGTTAATGTTGCGGCTGCCCTACTTGGCTCTCCAAGACCATTAAAAGAAAATACTCTAAATTCATATCTACCTGCCTGACTATTTACTATTTCAGCATCACTTGAAACTGTATCAATTTTAAAGAAACTACCGTTATCTACTCTGTAGTGAACTTCATATCTATTTGCTCCTTGCTGTGTTTGCCAATCAATAAGAATCTTTGCAACAGCTTTATTATTAATAATTACGATTTTTTCTTGTGCAGATAATCCCTCTGGCGGGTCTAAAATTACTGTTAATGCAGTTGTATTTCTAACTGGTAAAGCCGCACCATCTTCAATAAAAGCATATTTACCCTCATTATGTTCAAGTGCTGTAATCGAATAAGTAGTGTCATCATTTTCACTAACAGAAACAACTCTCCATGTTGTTGTTTCTAAAGTTGAACTTTCCAAAACATAAGGTGCATTTACATTCGGTGTTGTGCTAAATGCCGAAGAAACAGTTATTGTTGCTCCTGATACGTTGCTGATAGTTTTAGTTTCAACTGAACCATCTGGCATAACTATAGAAATTGTTGGACTATTAGAAGTCGGAATATCTGTTGAAGCTGAGTCATCTAATACAACTACAGTTGTACTTGTCACAGAAGAAAGCAAACCACCTCTTCTTACTCCAGCTTTTAAAGAATCTGCAATTTCAATAATATCTCCGCATCTTACTAGAGCGCCAGCGGCTGAAGTTGTTGCAAAAGCGCAAGTTTCCCCTGAATTTTGTTCATTAAATAAAAACCATTTTCCTAATCTTGCCGCTTG